AACCCAAGCACTTATCGCTACGCACGCTTCCTCTGGGCTGCCAACCAGTTGGTGATCATGGCCATCCTGGGACAGACCACCCTGGGCCTAGCATCCAGCATGAGCAGCAGCGCTGGTCTGACGCCCTCGGGCATGGGCTTCTTACGCGAAGTTAGAATTGGCGAGCGCTCAGTGTCGTTCGAGCAATATCGATTGTTCAGTCAGACTGCTATGAACTCAGGACCAATCGATGCGGCGCTCGGCTACACGATCTATGGCCTTGAGTACCAAGGCCTGCGCAATCGCGAATTTCCCGCGGTGTTGGTCGTATGAGCGTTTGGCGCGGCTTCGAAAGATTAGTTGATTCATATGCCGACCTGTACTGTAGCGAACCGATCGAGTTGCACCCGATGCTGTCCGAGGACGAAAGCATTGGCACGCCGCAAGCCGATCCCAGCCGGGCAGTGCTCTACTGCATCGGCGTCTATGTAACGCCGGGCTCGCGGGCGACGGGTGAGAGTGGCACCATCGCTTCTGGGGTGGCGCGCAGCGAAGCCGGCATGTTGACGGCCGCTGAGTGGGTGAGCATTACCGAGGATCAACTCGGCGATCCGGCCAAGTGGGGACCGGCGGTCAGTAACTACGACCGCGTCTATCTGCCCGAGCGCGGCACCTGGCACACGATCAATTCAATCACGCCGTCGGCGACCGGACGGTTCAACGTCAATCTCGTGCGCGTGCAAGAGGAATGAATGAGTTTGCTCCGCGCCGTCATTCGCACGACGGCGGTCGGGGCACTTCGGGATCAGACCTGGGCGCAGGAACGCGTTTCTGATAGTTCGATGATGCCGATCGCCCAGGCGGTCTATGGTGGGCCGGCTAAACCATACATCCTGGTCTATACCGATAGAGACGATATCAGCCCGGTGCAGGCCAAGGCTGAGTTGTACAACGGGCAAAACCGGCTCTTGCAGCTCACCATCGAGATCGGGGTCGCCAGCGCCGTTCGCGATCCCACCGGCAAACTCAATATTCAAATTGCCAATACCGACGAGGGCATGGAACTAGCCTGCGATATCGTGCAGGCCCAAGCGTTGGCGGCTTTGATCGGTAACCCGCAGAGTGCATGGGGCGAGGTCTTCAAGCAGCTGACCCGCAAGGTGCACCGGGTGCTGACGGTGCGCGGCGGCCAGTCGGGGCAGGGTGTCAAGTATTCGGCGCGCCGCGTCATCGTCGTGATGTCGACGATCTTCGATGCTGTGCCAGGAGAGGTGTTGGTGGACAATCATCCGATCAACAAGTTCATCGCCATGGCGCACTCAAATCCGTTCCTGCACGTTCTCGACACCGCCAATGTGATCCAACCATTGTTGGCCAACATCAACGCGCCGAGTTGGCGCCAGGCGCAGGCATTTCTTGGGCTCGATACTGAGGCAGTGAAGATCCTCAATCCTGACGGCACCCCATTGCCAGTGCCGCTGATAGAAACGCCGCCCTATGATCCGTTCCCCGCGCCAGGCACGCCGGATGAGTACGTGCCCGTGACGCAAGACATAACGCTTCAGGACGACGATAATCCCGAGCAAGAGTGGCCGCCGCTCGAGCCGCAGTATCACGATTACGATTGACCCGTGATCGAAGTTCACATTCTCAACGATGATCTCTTGAAGTGGGCCGGGTACTTCGGTGAACTGCCGAAAAGGACACCAGAGGTCCTCGCTAATGCGCTCAACAGCGTCGGCGACAATGTGCTGCAAATATCGGTCGATTACTTCGCCGAGGGAACCGGGCTCGATGCGGCCGACGTGCGACCGCTTGTGGAAGTGCAGGAGGCCACCCCCGGTAATCTTCGATGGATGATGGATGCCAGCGCCGTTGTTCTGAAGGACTCTCCTAATTGGGAGCGGCCGTGGGATAAGCCCGGCGATAATACGTTCAGTCAGCAGCAAACGCTGCAGATCGTCACCAGCGGCGATCGTCAGGTTTGCCCGGTGTGCGTGGAAGCAGCCGCAAATTCACCGTACACCGTAGAAGACATCAACAAGTTGGCGGCAAAGTGGAAGGACTACAAGCCGCCATACGCCGTCAGCGGCGAGCGCACCAACCTCATCCATCCCAATTGCCGCTGCCAGACTCAGCCGTGGGCTTCGTCGCGGCAGCTGAATGTCCAGTTTGCAACCACGCCTGCGACCCCGCCGGTGGTGCTGACCGCGCGCCAGTTAAGTCAGGCTATTGCCAAAGAACTGGGCGCGATCTTGAAAGTGAAGTAGTGCCCGGAAGGATACCGACATGCTGCAACCCGACGAAAAAGGTCCTTTTTGGAACTCTATCCTGCGAACACAGACTGGCAGTTCCGAGCGTCTCGGCGCTGTCAGCCATGTACAGGATGACTGCATTCGGGTGATTTGTGGTATCAGGCCGGATGGCTCGCCGCTGATCAGTCCGTGGCTGCGGCCCGGTACCCAGTCTGGGGTCAACCGCGAAAAGCACACTTACGAAATTGGGCAGAACGTCAACCTCAGCAGCATTGCTGGCTCGTTCCGCAATGCCTTGGTGAATCACTGGGCGCCGAACAATTCGCATCCGTCGCCGCCGCAATCCAGCCAGGTGAACGGACACAGCGGTATCGTTGGCAAGTTCGCTTTCAGTTATCACAAGTCCAATCCCAGCGGTGACTACGCCGACCATCAAATCAATGATCAAGCTGAGCAAAACCCGCAATATCAGCAGCAATCTGGCGGGTTTGATAGCGGCGGCGGTGGTGGCGGCGGCGGTCAGCAGGGTGGCCAACAGCAAGGGCAAACATCGCAAGCCGCGATGAAGTCGCGGTTGCACGAGAAGACGTTCATTACGCATCGCGTCGGCAAGAACGTGCGTGTCGCTGTTTCTGATAAAGAAGCAATTGTCATGTTCGGCGAGGGTGGTCAGAACACCGTGTTCTGCGACGATGAAGGGTGCCACTCGACTAAGCCCCTCACGATCAAGAAGCCCCAATCAAAGATCGACAACGACTAACGCTGCCCGGAGCTATCACGCCCCCCATCCCACTCCTGGCAGTGTAGGCCCCCGTCGTCGTCAATGGCCCCCAACCCCCGGCGGCGGGGGCCGCCCCCAGCTAACAACAAGGAGTTGCTCCATGCCTATCTCCCCACAGGAGGCGCGGCGTCGTGCCAAAGAGCAGGGCGTAACCAAAGCGCCGGTGCAGACCTACATCGTTGTTGACGAGCACTTCCGCCCCAACGCGCACGGGCTCGGCGGTGTGAAGCCGTTCATGAAGAATGGCAAGCACTGTTTGGTGCTGACCGAGCAACAAGCTCGATACTGGCTTGATGCTGGCGCGATCGTGCCCGAGCAAGTGCCCGAGCAGCCGGCATAATAAATGCCCGACATCACCGTTCTCGACGACATTTACTCGCAGAACCAATTCTTCAACGAAGTCAATGCAGTCTGGCCCGATCTTTGGAAGCAGCGAGCGTTTGTCTCGCCGCCGCGCAACGGCATGGACCGCAGAACTGGGAAACTGCTGCAGGGCTGGGATCATGTGCAGCAGTCTATGGAAATTATTTTCGAGACGTCATACCACGAGCGCGTGCTGCGCCGCTGGGTCGGCAGCTTCGTGCCGAGGCTGCTGGGTGAGGAAATCGTTTATCGCATCATCACTCGGTTCTGGTGGGCGATTGCCGAGGCGCTGGATTTGTGGGAGCCCAACTATCGTATCAAGCACGTCTACTTCATGCATAACGCGCTGAACAGGAGCACGGCAACGCCAGCGCCATCGCCCTTGTCGGATGCCGATGCGATCCGCCTGGGCCAGGTGATCTTCCGAAACGAAGGCGTCTATCGGCCGCGCGCTCACCTCGGCGATTTCTCGCCTGAACAACTGCGCTACTTCGGCGCCATCAGCCAAGGCGGCGGGATCTGGGATATCGTCCCGGTCGGAAATAATGGTTGAAAACCTCGTTACGACAACACCGAGCCGGTTTTCAGTTATCCGGCCAGAGTTGTTGCCGACCATGCAGGTGCTGGAGTCGATCGGTACCGAGGACATTCTCGCCCGACGCATGCAGCAATTGCTGATCATTTGGAACCGGCACGACCCGCCCAACGCCGCGCAGTACGATGTTCAGAACCTTGAATTCGATCCGATCAAAATCAATCAGGAACTGAACACATACTTCGAACTGATGGTGCGGGACAGGGTCAATCAAGCATGCCGCTCCGTCACCTTGGCCTTTGCTGTCGGCAGTGATCTCGAGGCCATTGCCAGCCGCTATCCGTATGGCGTGCCGCGCATCCAGTACGACATCAACGGCAATGCATTGACGCCGGATCAGATCGCCGCCGGAGCGACCGCGGTCGTCAGCGAGACCGACGCAGTCTATCGCGAGCGCGTTTGGCTCAGTCCGAGCATGTTGTCCCTGACCGGACCAGGGCAGGGAACTTATGAGAGCTACAAGTTCTGGGCGCTGAGCGCGCCGCAATTCGCCGGGCAGTCGCTATTGCGGGATGCCGCCTGCTTCACCAAAGCCGGAACCGGCAATGTTTACATTCCGATTATGTCGGACTCGTTTACCCCGGTGAGTACGCTCGATCCGGTAACCAAAAACGTTTACACAACAATTTTCAACAACAATCCAATCCCAACCAAGGATCAGATCTCGGCCGTCTACGAATACATCACTGCCGCGGATGTGGCGCGCAAGGGATTGACCGACGTGGTGAGCGTGCTCACGCCGAAGATGATCAGCACCAGCATCAACGCCAGGGTGTGGCTATTCCCAGGCGTCGATAAGGCCGGCACCATGCTGGCAGCAATGCAGAGCGTCAATCAACTGGTTGCCGCGATCCGCTGGCTTGGCGCCGATCTGACCATGATGAGTTTGGAGGGGGCGTTTGCACAGAACACCGGGGTCTACAACGTGCAGATCACATCGCCGACCGGCGACATTACGGTCGATAACAGCGGCTGTGTGAACGTGGTGTCGTCGACCCTGACCTACATGGGCGTGGCTGAGTAGTGGCTACCGCAGCGCTAATACATTTCGATGGCGCCAATAATTCCACGACAATAACCGATGTCACTGGCAATCATACTTGGACAGCTAATTCTGGCGCACTTGATACCTCGCAGTTTAAGTTTGGAAGCGCCTCAGTCAAGAATCCTATCATTGCCGGTGATGGGGCGCTTGTCTGGGGGACCAGTGATTTTACCGTCGACTTTTGG